TACCTGGGGATCTTCTGATGCGGCCATCGAATCGCGTGTACATCGGCGGCCCACCCCTTGATCCGCCAGAAGACCTCGTAATGGTCCGCTGCACTTACTGCCACAAGAGCGCCTATTCGGCTGAGTGGATTTCTAACCATGGTGATTGCCCGAGTTGCGGAAAGCCGTATGCGGGCAAGCCGATAGAGGATTGATGATGCATCACGAATTGAAGTTGAAGTCTTGCTTCTTTGAGCCGGCAGAGGCTGGCCTTAAGACTTTCGAGATTCGACGGAATTCAGATCGCGGCTTCCAGGCTGGCGACACAGTCGAGTTCCGCGAAGTCGGACATCTGAACCTTTACACGCACCGCGAGCTACACGCCCGCATAACCTACGTCCTGAACTATGAGCAGAAGGAAGATTACGTGGTGTTCGCTTTCGTGCTGATCGACAAGCCATGACCCTAGCCGCCTGCTGGGCTCTAGCATCAATAATTATAGTGGCGCTGACATGCCGCCTGTTTCATAACGGACTATCGGAGGTTTGAAAAATGATGAGCGAAGTGAAATTAACCGGCGAATACCACGCAGATGTCACCGCGCTGGTGCTTGAACTGGCTGCGCTGCGGGAAGAGCTTGAGCGTCAGAAACGCTACGTTGAGATCAACGCAAACTCTGCGCACGGAAAGCACAAGGAGGGCCAACAGTACAAGGATGAGCGGGATGCTCTGCGGGAAGAGCTGGCCCACTTCAAGGAGGGCTCACAACACTTGCTAAAAAGCCTTGCAGCCGCCGAGCAGCGGAATGCGGAGCTCAAGGTGTTCGATCAATTCGTTGGCTACCTGCTGGATCACTGCGAGGGCGAAACCATTTACGAGGAATCGCTACAGCGTTGGCTAGCAGAGTCTATCGAGAAGAACAAACCCACTGAATCGGGAGCAAGCGCATGAGCCGCGAGGCAATGCCGATCATGAAAAGTAAGTATCTGAGCAGCATGCCGATGGCAATGCTCAATGACGCGCAGGCCATGAGGAACCACGGGCAAAGTCTGAAACGTCTTGCTGAGCGAGGAGGTCTCGCATCGGCAGAAGCATTGGCGATCATGGACGGCCTGCGGTGGGGTGACGTTAAAGTTTGCGATGAAAACGACCTGCTGCTTTCCAAGAGAGTCGCACGATTTAAGGAGCAAGCGAATGAGCAGTAAAGTTGAAGTGTGCAAGACCTGTAACGGCACAGGTATCGAATACGACGGCGCTGGCCATACTTGCACTGCATGTAACGGTATCGTCGCCCCTGTCGTCGAGCGCCAACCTGTGGCAGTGCTTCAGGTGGCCGCCCGAATGGAAACCACCAAGGAAGCTTGGTTTGATGTTGCCAAAGAAACCTTTGACGAATACGTCGGCCGAGGCGATCCGTGGATGGGACGCACGCTCTACACCGCCCCGCCCGACCTCGCCGAACTGCAAGCCACCATCGCACGGCTGACGGCGGAGGTTGAACAATTGCGTGGAGGACAAAGGGATGACTACAGCGAACTGAAGCGCCTGGCAGAGTCCGCAACGGCAGGCCTATGGGTAGCCGCTGGCCCGTCGTTTGGATCTGATTCGCCTCAGTACATGGAAGAGGTATTGGTTGATCGCGAAGGTGACGAGGACGACACGTACACGGTGTGCCAGGCGACAACGGGTCTTGAGAAAGAATCTAGCCATGATATGGAGTTCATCGCCGCCGCCAATCCAGCTAACGTGCTGGCCCTGATTGCCGAAATCGAGCGGCTGAAGGGTGGGCAGGGTGAGCCGGTGGCGCTTCTCATGCTCGGCGATATCTTCTACGGCACCGATGGGCCAGAGGTGGACGATTGGGATATCCAGTATTACCACAAAGCCTGTGAGAAATTGGCTCAGTCGAGGCCTGGCGAGCAGGTCGCGCTCTACACCTCGCAGCCCGCGCCGGTAGCGGTGGTGCTGCCTGAGAGAATTCTCGGACAATTCCATGACGATCCCATAGCTGAAGGACAGGCCTACGGCTGGAACACCTGCCTCGACAAGGTCAAGGAGCTGAATCAATGATCGACTTAAACGCACTGCGCGCCGAAGTCCAGATGGCTCAGCAGTCCGGGCGGAAGATGTGCACGATCGCCACGGACGAACTCGACTCCCTTCTGAGCCGCGCAGTTACCCTGGCCACGGTTCAGGACATGATCCCGATGAGGATTGGTTTTGCAGCGCAGGAAGACGTGCACCTGATGATGCAGGGCGAGAAGTTCCGCGTCGGGCTTCAGCGCAAGAAGGGGCCGCGCTACCAGGTTGAAGTGCTTTGCGCGTATCTACCGGACGGCAGAAGAAAAGCTCCGAAAATTGATTTAAATCGGTTGATCGAAGCGGCAGATTGAAATACAGTTCGCTCCGTCAAGGCCGTGGAACGCTGAGACAAAGTAAGACCAGATGCCGGGGATTGAAACCCATGAAGTAAGTACCGTTCTCCTGATGATCAAGCCTCCCCGGCACTGGTCGATCTGAAAGGAGAGTTCCACCGGTACTTAGCTTGATGGGTTTTTTTGTGGCCCGAGGAAAGTGAAATGTCTGAATTGATTGAGCAGAACCAGCAGAACCAGGTTGCCGTTGCCACACAGCAAGACAACAGCATCATGGCGGTGATCAGCCGTGCAGCAGCCGACCCAACTTGCGATATTGAAAAAATGGAACGCCTTTTGGTTCTACACGAACGCATGCAGGCGAGGGACGCTGAGACAGCGTTTAACGCCTCCATGGCCCAGATGCAGGCCGACATGCCGACCGTAGACGAGCGCGGCTTGAACAAGCACAGCGGGAACACCTACGCCACCATCGACGACATCAACCGGGTAATCAAACCGGTGATGCAGAAGTACGGCTTCGCGGTGACGTTCAAGGTCGTGAACGTCAAAGAAGGTGTCAGCGTCACCGGGATCCTTGTCCACGCCGCTGGGCACCGGGAAGAAACCACATTGCTCTTGCCGATCGATACCGGCGCCGGCCGCAATGCCGTGCAGGCCGTTGGATCTACCGTGACCTACGCCAAGCGCTACGTCATGTGCGCCCTTCTGAATATCAGCACCGGGGACGCGCCGGATGATGACGGACAGGCAGCCGCTGACCCAGTGATCACCGGACATCAGGCCAAGCAGATCGAAACCCTGCTGGCCAAGTGCAAGCCGAATGTCCGCGAGAAGTTCGCCGATATGTATGGCTCTTCTGACCAGGTCACAAAATTGAACTTCGACGGCGTAGTCGCCGGCCTGAAGAAATCCATCGCTAAAGCCGAGGCCACGCAATGAGCATGCAGATCATCAGAGACCTTGAGCAAGGCTCACCAGAATGGCACGCGCTGCGCAGCGGGATCGTGACCATGTCGAACGTCGACTGCCTCCTGGTTGATGGCAAACACTCTTCAGGGCTCGGGGCAGGAGCCTATACGTACATGAACCAGCTGATCGGTGAGCGCATCTGCGGCGAGCCTGACGACTCGTTCCAGGGCAATCGCCACACGGAGCGCGGGCATCTTCTAGAAGATCAGGCCGGGGCTCTGTACGAATCCCAGACCGGCCTTGTTCGGGAGAAGGCGGCGATCATCCTGAATCATGAGTGCGGCTACAGCCCAGACTCAACGATCTATGACGACGGACTTCTCGAGATCAAAACAAAGCTTCCGAAGATCCAGGTCGAAGTGATCCTGGCCGGCGAAGTGCCGAAGGAACACATACCACAGTGCCAGGGCGGCCTCTGGGTGTCCGAACGCGAGTGGATCGACTTCGTCAGCTACTGGCCAGGCATGCCGCTCTTCGTGAAGCGCGTGCACCGCGACGAGATGATGATCAAGAAGATGGCCGCCCGGGTGAAGATCTTCTACGAGATCCTTGAAAAGCGCATGGATGTGGTTCTGGGGGCCTGACATGGAAACCAAACTCGAGACCGAGAACGACCGCGTACGGCTGATGGGGTACATCGAAGGCTTGGACCTGCGCCGCCCACGGCATGTGAGCATCACCGACGAACTTCGGGACGATGTCCAGAACAAGATCCTGCACGCACGCCTGGCGGACATCGCCAAGCAGGTCGAACACGCCGGCATGAAGTGGGACCTAACTGTTTGGAAGCGCCTCTGCACCGCGGCCTGGCTTCGTGAGCGGGGCGCCTCGATCCAGATGATCCCGGCGATCGATGGCAAGGGGATCGATGTTCTGTACGAAGCCACAAGCAAGCTGAGCAAGAAGAAGTGCGCTGAATTAATTCTATGGGTTGAAGCTTTTGGGTCCGAGCATCAGGTCAAGTGGACCCAGGCCGATCACTGGGATGGGCGCTACTGATGAACAAGACCGAACGGCAACACCTGAACAAAGTCGCTGCACTGGGCTGCATCGCCTGCTACCGACAAGAGACACCAGGAACGCCTGGAGAGATCCATCATCCTCGAGCCGGAACTGGGATGGGGCAAAAGGCATCACACTATGACGCCATTTGCCTGTGCCCAGCGCACCACCGCGGAACAGCCGGCCTATCAGTGCCGAGCATCCACGGATCGAAAAACCGCTTCATCGAAACATTCGGCACCGAAGCCGAGCTGCTTGAACTCACCAAAACCTTGATTTAAACCACGAAAGGAAAGACCAGATGAATCTTGAACAACGCACCATTATCGAAGCAGCAGAGAAAGAAGGCGTACCGGCATGCGAGCGCGATGCACGCCTTGTTGTTTATTCGATGGTGAAGGCCACCCGTGCCGCGATGGCGAAGTACGAAGTCGGCCTGAACAAGATGACCGAGAAGCAGCAGGACGCCGTGCATGGCGATCTTGAAGCAGCCTACAAAGACCTGGCGCTGTCGATTGCCCGAGCCATGGCGAGCGCCGGAACCCCGTCGGTGGTCATGGACTGCAAGGACCTGAAGATCGCCAACGGCACCTTCACTGGCATCGTCAAGGCCGATCAGAAGTTCTTCAACGAACTGATCAGCAAGGTTCAGGACAAGTCCGAAGTCGTGGTGGTTCTCTATGAACGCCAGTATGCCGACGCTCTGGACGCCATCGAATCCGACAAGGACCAGCGTTCGCTGCCGCTTGATGGCGAGAAGCCGGAGAAGAAGCCGCGAGCCAGCAAGGCCAAGGACGACAAGAAGGCTATCGAGATCCCCCCGAAGCAATTGGACGACGCCCGCGACTTCGTCCTGAAGCAGCAGAACGCATCGGTAAAGGGCTTGCAGAACCTCCTGAAGTGCGGCTTCGAGCGTGCAGATGCGATCCTGAAGAAGCTGGCCGAAGAAGGTCATGTCGAATTCGTCGGCAACGATGCGACCGGTCAATACGAACTTGTCCGCCAGAAGACTGCGGTCGACAAGATCCTCGAAGAATCCGGCGATGCAGCTAATCCCGAAAACAGCGAGCCAGCCGGTGGCGCCGAACCGATCTCGTTCGACTCAGTCGACACCCTGACCGATGAGCTTTACGAGCGCATCAAGGCCAAGGTAATCGCCGACCAGAAGGTCAGCGCTGGCGGGATCGCCATCTCGTTCGATTGCGACTTCGGTGTGGCCGAGGAAGCGGTCGAGCGCCTGGAGATCGACGGCGTAATCTCCGAAGCTGACGAACTGGGCAATCAGGAAGTGATCCAGCAAGCCGCATAACCAGCCAGCAACACCGAAGCCCCGACTTAAAACTCGGGGCTTTTTATTGCTTGACGTGTATTACGTCGGAGTATAGATTGCGTACTACGTTCAACGGAGCAGAAACATGACCACAGAGAGAAAGCCAAGACCGATCCGGATGGATGACGAAGAGTGGGACGCCTTTCGCCGGAACCTCGGCAACGTCTGGCTTCGCAACCAGATCTCACGATCCATCAAGCGCGAGCAGCGCAAACCGACCGCACACAAGACCGAGGAATGACCATGGGACTAGATTGCTCACACGACGCCTTTCACGGCGCATATAGCGCGTTCAACTCATTCCGCCAAGCGGTTGCTTTTGCAATAGGCGGAAGCTACCCGCCGCACTACAAGCGCGATGATAAAGGCTCATATCTTCGCGATGAGGCCGACAGGCTAATTCGCAACACTGACTTAGATGAGGATTTTGTCTACACGGGGGATGGCTATACAAAGGAGAAATTCCCTGGTCTATTCGAATTCTTGGAGCATAGCGACTGCGATGGCTGCATAAGTCCACAAATGTGCAAGGTCGTAGCTGATGATCTCGAGCCCCTACTGGACAAGATGCCTGAAGAGGCTTTCGGCCATATAGCTCGCGACGGCGGTTATCGCCAGGTCCTACAAAGATTTATCGACGGCTGTCGAGCCGCACACTCCGAAAACGAGCCGCTGTATTTCAAATAATCCCAAGGACCAAGACCATGAAATTGACCAGACTTGAAGTAGTGAACGTTCTCGGTATCGCCCGGGCCGAGATTGACCTGACCAATGCTGTGACCGTGATCACCGGCATGAACGAATCGGGGAAGAGCAGCATCTCCGACGCACTGTCGATGGCCTTCATCGGCAAGCCCCGCCGCGTGGACACCAAGAAAGAACTGGGCCAGCTGTTGCACGACGGCGCACAGAAGGGCCGCATTGCGGTTCACTTCGGTGGCGGTGATGACGGCGCAGAGTTCCGGCTTCCGAAGGGTGACCACCTCGTCAGCGAGTTCGCCGGGGCTGCATTCGTGTCTTACGTGCTTGACCATGGGTTGTTCGCTCGCATCTCGGCTGATGACCGGCGATCGTTACTTTTCAACCTGACCGGCTGCAAGGCTTCTGGCTCAGTGATCCGCGAGAAGCTGGAGGCCCGTGGCGCCTCCGAGGAAATGATCAAAGAGATTTCGCCGATGCTGCGCGATGGCTTTCCGAAGGCCAGCGCTGAGGCCTACAACCGGGCCAAGGCTGCGAAGGGTGCGTGGCGCCAAGTAACGGGCGGCACCTGGGGCGCTGTCGTTGCCGAGGACTGGCGAGCGGAGCGACCTGAAGGCCTGTGCCCGACTGAGAAAGAACTCAACGAGATCATGTCCAAACAAGCCGCTGCGCAGGAAAACGTCACCAAGGGTACGGCCTACGTCGGCGGTCTGGACTCGAAGCGCAAGGCGTCGGAGAGTTTCGTCACTCGCAAGGCTACAGCGAAGGCGCTGGCTGATCAGCTGGAAGCGCGCCAGCAGACTCTCGACAAGGCGCAGGCCGAACTGTCGGAACTTGAAGCCTTGTACGCGCCGATGCAGCAGAAGCTGACGGAGATGCAAGCGGGCGTTGTGCCGGTGGCGTGCCCGTGCTGCGCCGCAGAGCTGACGATCAAAGGCCAGACCCTGACCAAGTTCGCCGGTATGAAGGCTGATACCAAGGCGACCAGTGATCTTGCTCTCGAGCTGACTCAGACGCGCCAGACGATCAGCGCCATGAAGGGCATGATGCCGAACTACATCGGCTCTGCTGCTGAAGCGAAGGCGGCGCTGACCCAGCTGGCAGCGATCGAGGAAGAGAAGGTCGAGGTCATCGACCAGGCCAAGATCGACAGCGCCACCGCGAAGCTGGCCCAGTGCCGCGAACTTGCCGATGCATTGCGTAAGGAGTTCAACACCAAGCAGCAGACACGCATTGACTTCGCGAAGGTCGAGGAAACCACTAAGGAAGCGGCAGCGGCCCACGCTGAAGTGAAGGCTTGGCTGGCGGTCGGTGATGCGCTGGCACCCGACGGCATCCCGGCAGAGATCCTGGCCGGCGCGCTGGCACCGGTTAACCAGTCGCTTGCTGTTCTCTCCGGCATGTGCGGGTGGAAGCCCGCGGTGATCAATGAGGACATGACGCTTTCCTACGGCGGCCGGATGTACGAGCTGAACAGTGAGTCGGGCCAATGGCGCTTCGACTGCCTGATGGCGCTGGCAATCGCCCAGATCAGCGATCTGCGGATGGTGGTGCTGGACCGGTTCGACGTGCTTGATCTGAAGTCGCGCGGCGCACTGATGAAGATGCTGATGGAGCTCGGGCGTATCGGCGCCATGCACACCAGCATCATGTGCGGAACGATGAAAGAACTGCCGAACCTGCCCGACGGCGTGGGCGGCGTGTGGATTTCCAACGGTTTGGCAGAGTTGGCGGTGAAGTCATGAGTGAAGGTTATTTCAGTGATGGCAAATACGTTCCTTGGACTGCGGCGCATATTCTTGATGCCGCTGATGCCGAAGTCGGCCCAGGTTGCTGTGATGAGTCGTATCAGAAGCTGCGAGGCGTCATGGAGGCTGCGCCGGATCTTCTTGAGGCTCTTGAATACCTGATGCGTATCGCTGATAGATCCGGCGATGAGCGATACGTACAGATCCAGTTAACGCCTGAATTTTTCGAGCCTACCCGCGCCGCCATCGCCCGCGCCATAGGTGAGGCATGAGCCGAATTGAAGAGATCGAGGGCCGCCGTTGGGCGGTCCGGACTGCGCAGGAAATCATGGGGATCGCCAGCACCAAGGGCGGCGTCCCGGAGATCATCGAGGTCGTGCAGCGCGGCACCGTCGGCAACAAGCCGGAGGACTACAAGAAGGCCGTACGGAAGTTCATCGAAGAGCTGGAGATCGCCGCCAGCATTATGGGATTGAGGGGTAAGACATGATCCTGCCAGCCGTGTTTTTCATGCTGTACCAAATCTACCGAGGACCGAAGAAATGAAACTGACCATCGCAGCAATCGCTCTCTCCCTGATCGCCGGCCAAGCCATGGCCGCGCCGAAGTACGTCGTCAGCGCCGGCAGCATCGTGTGCATGACCGAGGATGCCTATGACGCCCAGATGGCAGCGCTGGGCCAGGGCTACGACAAGACAGTCGACTTGTGCGGCATTGCTGGTCGCGCGATCCCCGTGATCGTGATCAGCCAGAACCTGTTCTCTGCCAGCGTAGTGCAGTCGGTGAACGGCGGAACTCGCCTGTACGTGGGGATCGAGAGTATCGCCGTGAAGTAGGCATGACACGAATGAAGCGGGCGCCATTGCGGCGCCCGTTTTCGTTACAGCGGCAGGTCTGTCCCGCCTTCATAAAAATCGAGGAAGTATTGAACCCGCGCAACACCGGTCCCGCTATTGGTCAGCGAGACGATGAACTCGGTGTTGGCCGGAAGGATTCGCTCGCGCCCTTGCAGTGCGAACGCTACGCCACGCTGAGGATCGTTGGCCGACCCGAAGAACACCTCAGGATCGGAAGCATCAAACTCTGTTCCATCGCTTACGGTGGTAACGTTCTTCTTAGCCTGCACGGTGGTCGGCACCTGCGACACGGCGTTGTAACCGTGGATGGACAGGTCAGTCCCGCCGCTGACGGTGGTAGGCCCTCGGAACAGCCGCAATACCAGCTCTTCAGCGATGAACTGAACCTCTCTCAGCTTGATGATCACCGGCTTCGCATTGGTCTTAAACCAGATCTTGCGAGTGGTGCCCGCTGCAATCGTGTCTGCAAGCGGCCAGGTCGCGCGTAGGTTGTATTGCAGTCCGTTCTTCACGTTGGCCTCCGTGTACGGCTGCACCGTCATGGCTGCTAGGCCCGCGTATAGGCCAAGGGGGGTCGTCGACTGATCGTCCCAGATCCTAGGTCCGGATCCGCCGACAAGGCCCGAGAAGGTCACCCGGAGCGCCGCCACCGACCCGTCAAGTCGCACCTGGAAGAAGCCCGATGTGATCGTTACGCCATTGGCGTGACTGAGAGGCTGCCAGGTTGGATCGGCAAGGTTCCGGTATTCGAGTAGGACCGTGCCAGCAGACGGCGCGGTATCAAAGGAAAGCGCTATGTTGTGGAATGGCCCGGGGGCACCGGAGAGGGGAACGACCTGGGGCGTCAATACCAAGTCGAGGGGATAACTGTTCGCCATGATGTCACTCGCATGTCAATGCTTCGCCGTGGTACGGCCTGCCCTCCCGCCAGGCTCGGAGAGCTGCCTTGTCAGCATTGGACTGCATGAGTGCGCAGTAAAGTTCCGGAGCCCACTTGGCAAGATCGGAGTTCTTCCGGCCGGTCGCCTGCGGGACTGGCGTATCAATCAGAAGTGATTCAGGGGGAAGGTCTCGCACTGGCGCAGTCCGGATCCTTTGGGAGTCGCAGGCGGTCAGCGACAGCATCAGGGACACAGTCAGCGCCCCAGGAAGAAGAGGTCGGATCATCTTTGAATGCTCGGTCGAGGTCAGAATTCAATTCGTTCAGCTGCGCGGATAGGGCGGCTTCCTGGCGCTTTCGGGCTGCAAGGCTTGCATCCGTCTGCGCCTGACGGGCGAGCACTGAGGCGAGCGACTTTCCCAGTTCTTCGGCGTGGCCTTTCGCCTCCTTGGCTTGCGCCTGAGCTGCCTCTGCGGATGACCTGGCGTCTTGCACCTGCCCATACATCACGTAACCGCCCGCGCCGACACCAGTCGCGAACACGGCCAACCAGAGCCAGTAACTGCCCAGCAACGACTTCATCAGAGTGAACATAGCTCTGCCTCCCCGTTGCGACGATCCCAGAGCCCGGTGCAATACGGGTTCGGCTCGGAGCAGTCGACCTTCTTCCCGTCGCGGGTTATGTAGCGCCAGTTGAGCATGGACTTGCAGCCTTCGGCTTGCTTGCCCTGGTTGATCAGTTTGGCCGATGTAGACCGGGCGCAACCCTCATCCCCGACGTTCCAGCAGAAGGACCCAAACCCAGCCCACGCCGGCTCCGACATCTCGACCCTGATGATCTTGTGTGCCGTGGAGATGCGCCGGCCGATCTCGCTACGCCGCCAGTCATCGCACTGCTGTTTGGTCATTGTGGTGTTCGACTTCACTCCAGCCGTCTTGCCGTCACAGATGGTCCAGATCCTGGCGCCGTCCTGGTAGGCCTTCAGTTCGTACCGCTCGCCGCTTTCCTTCTCCTTGATGAATTGGTCAAGGATCGAGGTTTGCGAGGCGCCAGCAGCCACCAGAGCAAGCACGGCGGCCGATAGAAATGACTTCTTCGGAAAGTTCATTGGTCTTTGCCTTTCGATGTCAGAACCATGAACAGGCGGTCCAGCCGGTCGTTGGTCTGCTTTTGGTGGTCGTTCGATTCCTTCCGAAGGTTGTCGATCTGACCGCGGAGCTCTTGAGAGAACACGGCGCCCAGGTTCTTGATGTCGTTGTCTTGCAGGCTGATCTTTTCCCAAACCGGGCGAAGTTCTTCGCGGTCGAGCTTTCCTGAAATTGCCTCCCTGTTCTTCTCGACGTCATCCTCGATATCATCAAGGCGCTTGTCCGATCGGTCGTTCGCCCTCTTGAAGTACCAGAGCAACAAGCCCATCGCCGGCCCAAACACCAGGCCCATGGCCCAGTTCTTCAGCTCATCTAATCCGTCCAAATCGTAATCCCCTGCGTTGCCCAACTGGCAGATAAAAAAATGCCCGATACGCTGTCGGGCATTTGAAGAATAGCGCATGGCCATCTTACATCTGGTTTGATTAGATCGGTGATTCCATCACGGCCATGGATAGGCTTCTTGAATTTCAAGCGCGCGAGCTACGCCCAGGGAGCGAGCAGTTCCAGCCTCTTCTTCAGTGCCTCCCATCGATAGAATGCGCGCAGCCTCCATAAAGAATCGATCCGATCCCGTTTCATGGTCCGCGTACGCACGACGCCGCATGGTTACAATTTCTTCCCGGGTTGGCGGGACTACCACGGGGGCCACCGGCACCCACTCCGAACCGGTCCACTGTACTGTTCCTGGGATGTAGTTGAAGTCGTCACCGACCACGATCAGCTGGTCGTCACCGTTGGACTCCATGTAGCCAGATGCTGTTAGGACGCCGCTTGCATTAATGAACGCATTCATCATCATTCTCCACCGTTGGGTACGCTATAACCCGTGACGCCAATAGTCACGATGTATCCGACTCCAGCCCCTACAACCAATTGATAAGCGAAGTTTTGGCCGATGTTCTGTAGTCGCTTTGATGCCCCGGAAGTCCCGGTAACTGCGTTTGCTGCCCCGGTCCCTTGCATACCAAACTGCAATGCGGTCGCCGTACCAGAAATCACGACGTTGCATTGCAAGTTGTATGCGCCGCTCGCTAACGCCGTCAACGCAAGATTCGGTGAATAGATTTCAAATTGTAGGGCGTTCGGCGGGATGATAGCGGTTAACGAAACAGATGTAAGTCCAACGGCATTACCATTGTTTACGGCGGCTATTGCCAATTTGTGTTGGAACCAAGACCCCCGGATAACTCCCTCCGTTAGGGCGCCCCCAGCGCCTAGATACACACTGTGCGCGTAAGCCGAAGAGGTATAGCCAGCTGGCAAAGTTGGAGACGTAGACGATGTACTGGATATCGTGGCCAGTGTCGCGCCGTCAGTAATGAAATGAAAGTGAACCCATGAGCTGTTGGCAAAGGCCCCAGCTTGATCGCGCCCATTCGCTGCCGGTCCTGCCGTCAGGATGTTATTGGTGATAACCGCGGTGTTAGTTGCCACTACTGTAGCGCCCGTCGTCGGGTTCCTTAGCGTCACACTCGATGCGCTCAAATCCAATTGGGTATTAGGCGTTACAGGGTTGTTGACTCCAACGAGACCGCTAACACGGCTAGCACTAGAAGATATATACAGGCTCCAGAATGCTGGGTTGGATATTGGGTCCTTCGCCCCGCCATTGTTCGGCCCGCTTGCAGAAATCCAAGAGTACAACTTCCCGTCGCTTCCGAAACAGATCGCGGATTCGGTGTAGTCAACTTCTGAAGACCAACCGAGAACGCCCTTTTTGTCCATGATAGAGACCAGAGAACTGATCTGGTACATGATCTGGTTCCATTCGGCCGAGTTAACGCGCTCACCGTATGGCCAGCCATCGGGTGAACTGGCGGGGCCAGCTGTTGGATCTCGATAGGAGACACCTGCAACTGGGGTTGGCGGGATTACCGTCAGCGCGTCAGCTGCGAACGGCGGCGGGGAAATAATGCTACGGGTAGAAGACACGGCTTACTCCTACGAGCGCCACGTCTGGCGCCCCTCTGTCAAGGTCTGGAGCGAATGCATCAGGGAATCTAAACGAAACCCTGGCGATGCGCGATGTGGTTGGAAGTGGAAGGTTGAACTGATGGTCTGACGTATCGTCGGATCGCTCGCCGATCATCGCCGCGACATCAAGCGGTGGAGTGCTGGCCGGAAACACTAACTCCAGATCGGAAAGCCCGATATTCCTAACGCTTACCGTCGCATTGTAGGCCAGCTTCGCGAAGTATTGGATCTCCGGAGCGCTTCCGTACTTGGTGTGGTTCTTGGCGATCTTGGCGCGGATGGCGATCAGATACGCAGGATCTCCGATTGGCACCTGCCCAGCCAGCGGAGCGCCAGTCACATAGACCGGGGTCCAATCCGGAGCCGTCAGCATATCGTCCGGGCCGAAGTAGGTTATCGCTCCGGCATCAATGAGCGGGCGAGGGAACAGACCGATGATTCGGCCGATGTTGTCCAGGTTAGAGCCGCGCGCATTAGCAAGCGTTCTCGCCGGAAGGCTGTCGATAATCGAATCGTGAAGCTCTTGAGCCTGCTGGACCTGGGCGGTTTGAATCCCGCGAAGCACTGGCCCGCGACTTACGATCTCGAGCGTCCGTGTGCAGTCGAGAGCCTGAAGGTCTTGCCGGTAGATGTCGAATTCGCTGGCCATCAGATCACCGTGATATCGATGTTTGCATCGGTGAATTCAGCGACCTGATTCCAAGGGACTGTTATGTCGTTTGTCAGGGTTGGTGCTGGCGCAGTCCCTATGAACAGCGAGTCAACTCGGTGGCCTGCTACGAAGTTGATCGGCGTGAAGAGGCGAGACCAGATTACGGACGCGCCCGGGGGGAAGCCTGTATCTGAGAATCCATCGTCCACGCCTAACGCCGGAGCGCCACCTTTGGCATATGCCTTGATGGCGTCTTTGATCTGCTGCAAGCCGTCGGCCGGGAATATCGATGGGTTGATGATCTGAATGGTCAGATGGATGTAGATCGGTAGAGCCGTCGGGACTGTCCACTTGACTACATACGGCTCGCCCTGAACGTCGAACAGAGTCAGGCTGCTGGTTCCGTACCACTCTGCTACCACCCCGGTCCGCGCAAGCAGAGTCATGGCGATGTCTTCAGGCTCACCGCCGACAATCACGGTGGCAACACTTTTTCCGGGGATTCCGTTTGCGTCGACCAGTAGTGTGTTGTTCTGGCGCACTCGAGCGTAAGTGACGCCCGGGACGTTTGCCAGGTTGGCGTATACCGATTCGACCGGGCTTGCAGCTGGCGCCATGGTCGACAGCTTCTGGCGCTGGCGCAGCTCGGTATTTGTTTCAATGTTTCGTCCGAGCGTTGCGTCTGCTGGGTTCGTCACCGAGGACAGCCCTGGGTAAGGCGTGACGATATTGGTCAGTGTTCCGGCCAGCGCCACGACGGGCCCGGTCACAGTGCAGCGAACTGTGACCGTCGCAGTGCCAGCGCCATCGAGCACGACATCTTCGGTGGTGGCCCACTGGTTCACGTTGTTGACGTCAGACACCAACTGGCCGGCAGGGATTGGTGCGAATGGCGTGCCGGTCAATACCTCTTGGGCGTTCGACGGGGATTCGTCCAGGCGCTGAATTCCGTTCAGCTGTACCAGCGCGCTCTGTGATGCGCCAGTTACCTTCGATTCATCGAACTGCTGATAGGAGAGCTGCATCGCCTCCCAGGCCAGACCGACACCCTCGAGCGGGACCTGAACGACCTGCATGGCCGGATCCTCAGCCTCGAAGTCCGGCTGTAAGGTCTCACCACTCACAGGGTCGACGATGGTCTGTAGCTGCTCGGCCGCGTCCGCAAGGACATCCGCCAGGCGCTTTGCCTCAAAACCTTGATCTGTTACGCCCGACATGGGGTTATCCCTCGATTGGTACCGTTTCGCTGGTGCCGTTGGTGAGGCTCAGTTTAGCCTCGCCGTCGACGGTCACGCGGCGGAAAGAGTCTTGAATGATTGAAAGAGAGACAACGCGCTCGGTCTCTGGGTCGCGGAGGATCGCCCGACGGTAAATAGCGCCGACCTCTCCCTCAGTTCGCTTGCCGCCAAGGATACCGTTCTCGCCGTAAAGCGGGATGCCCTTATCAACATCCAGATACCACTCGCCAAGGTTGATGTTCAAGGCCATATAGATCCGGTCTCTGGCCGCGTCTGCGCCACTGGACAGGACGATCTTGCCGTTCTTGATGCGGTAGTCGGGCAATGCCGCGCCGCCGCGTGTAAGCAGGAATGAGAAGGCCATGATCAGGGCGCCGTGATGAATGCGTTTGCGGTGACAGTCCCGTCGATCGTCTGGCTTCCGACCTGTCCGAGATTGCCTGTGATTGCTACCAGACCATTGATGTCGACCGGGGCGATGATGTGCAAGCCGGCCGCGTCAAGGGTCACGCTCATGACTCCCACCATGAACTTGATCTCGCCCTCCTTCAGGCTGATGACCGTTGTAGCCGCAGCGTCTTGGATGGTCATCGCGTCGGTCGGGTAGTTCGAGATCTCACCGGAAGAGCGCAAGACCCCAGGGTAGAACGCGGAGTCACCGAGGTCGCTATGACGAGGAGTCTGCATGTCCGGTGGCGGGCCGTTTCCTTCCCCGTGCTGCCAGTTGTCCAGGGCGCGCATCATTGGGAAAAGGATTCCGTCATCGCCCGAACTCATCGGGGGGCAGATGAAAATCTTCTTCGTGGTGGACCCGTAGATCATGGTCGGAGCGGAGCGAACTTGCGCCCGAGGCATTGCCGACCGGACACCCTCGAGCGTAACGGTCTGGTCAATGGCTGGCTGAACATCGACGGATTGGCCGCCTGATGCCACGTTGTTGATGATGCCCGGGGTTGGCCCGTCGTACTTCAGCATCTGCCGATCAATGAGGATTCGCGCTGCCTCATCGTCCGGTGTATCGGTCGTGGTCAAGGTCATTTTGGTGGCACCTTAAGGGATTGGGCCCGCAGTTGCGCGGCGCCGTGACTGTCGAATGACAGATTAA